CCATGGCAATATTGGTAATCTGAAAACCGAGGTCAAATTCCAGGTGGACAAATTCATAAATAAACCTCTCAGCCATGCTATCCATTTTAATAGGAGCACCTTGGGTTTTCTCAAGAGCGTAACCAGTTCCTCTAATATCAACCATCCTTTCGGTATGTTTGACAGAATTAGCCTGTTCGTAGATTTTTGTATATTCCCCCTTAAACCGATCATACTGAGATTTTACCTCATAAAGACCCGGCCAAAGCAGACTTGGAATATCACCGGTTGTTATAATAGACATAATTAATTACCTTTATTTTTAGTTTTAGTTTTCTTAATTGATTCTGCTTTAATAGATGTTTTTTTCTTCTTCTTTTTGGGTAGATATAATCCTTCCTTTAAAAGAGACGGCATATTGCCGCTTGTTATTATGGACATAACCTTATACTCCTATGCTCCGGCTGTTGGACCTGCTACGCCGCTTGATCCATACATGTGCTTGTTAAACTTAACTAGTAAGTTAGTAAACGGCATATTTACCCCAGGGACTAATCCTGCAGGATTGCTATTTCCGGTAATGACTGGATCAATGCCAATAATTTTTACGTCTAAAGTAGCGGTAGTAGCTGAGTAAGTTGAGCCATCGAGGTAGTAAACAGAGCCGTATATATTACTGCCAGTACGTGGATTTTGACCACCTGCGATAGCAGTAGCATCCGTGAAGGTTATTCCTGCCACTGATAAACTGGCATTAAGACCAAGCCCGGTTGCTAAAAAAGTAATTCCTGTAGCAGCTGCTAGAGAACTTGATACCTGAACTCTAAATACTGCCATTGGATCATCATTAACATATGCTATAATAGGTGTACCAGCTTTTACCGCTCTACCACCAGGCCAGTAATCAGATTCAACAAGTATACCGGTATTTGCGTCAGTATAAGCACAGCTTATGAACACCCCAAGGAAAGCGTCAGCATCTGCCGTTGCAACAGCTTGCACCTGTGTTCCGTTTGTTGGAGCTGATAACTTTTGTGGTGCTATTGTTCCTGCCATGACAGCAAGGCCTGGAGCACTTACAAATTTAATGGGATCACCCTGAAAAATACTGTTTGGCTGAGTGGTTAAGCCATCAGCAGATGCATAAATAAAGTATTGACCTAGTTTTTGTGTTCCGCCGTTTCCTATTTGAGACTGAACCACTTCCAAACCATAAGGTCTATTAATGCCGTTAGACATAGTTTCCTCATATATTGTTAATTATTAAAAAACGTAAATATTTTAAATTTAAAAAAAGATAAGCTAATTCAAGCTTTTAAAGACCTTTTAACGTCTAGTTATGACGATAAACTTTGTTACAGATAAGTTTCAAAACTAGCCTTTTTGTGTCTTGCGATGACAGAGGTAACTTTTAAGAAAAGATTTAGCTACAAACTACGACCTTTTTAAGTCTAGTCATGACTTTTTTTCTACCTAATTATATTATAGCAAAAGGACTACTGCTTTTGCAAATCGTACTACTATTTAGGGTTAGTTTACGACATCCTCTAAACCTTCAGCTAATATTGTTTCTAATTTTTCTTCTTTTAATTTTTTAAGTATTTGCTTCCATTTTGCTAAATCAATACTAAACACTCCATTTTGATCGGTTCGCAATTGTTTTTTTATAATTGGATGGCCAAGTGCTAGTCTAACTAACATAATTAATAAAAACTTATCCTTATTTAACAATAAATGCTCTAATTTGGTTTTCACTTCTTCTTCCGAAGCAACACCTAAAATAAAATCTTCAATAAAACCCTTCGTGAACCTTAAAATAATCTTGTAATCTTTCTCAATATCTAAAGAAATTTTAACTTCTACATAACCCTCTGAGTGTAAAAATATTTCTTCTATTTGATATTCATACATAACATATTCTCTTGGTTAAATTCTTTAAAAATTAACTACCAAATACCACCACAGACACACCATCAAGTACGGGAAGTAAATTACCGAGCGTATCGGTAGCAAAAATGATGACCTCCGTCGCTGATCTAGACCTAAAGAACACCTGAAACGGTGCTATTACTTCCGTTCCTCGGCTAAGCGCCGTTAATACAGCATAATTACTGCTCAAAAAAGGACTAGCAAACGTTATAACATATGACCCTTGCGCTCCGCTAACCGAGGCTATATTAAAGCTGCTTTCTATCTGGATATTATTACTTGGAGCATTATTATCATAGAAAAAACAATAAGCTTTAGCAGTAGCAGGATTTATAATCTTCCCCGGTACGCTCATATTACCGACATTGTCAATTTGGGTACTGTTTAAATTAATTACCCCATCATCTACAGTAGCCAGATTAATATCCTGATCGCCGCTTGCGGTAGTAATGGTATTTACCGAGATCAAGAGATTACCTACATTAATACTGGATAATCCTACTAGAGAATCGGCTAAATTGATAATCACATCATTTGTTTCCCCATCACCGCTTTGCACATTTATATTAGAGCCGCCTCCTATCTTTCGAGTTACAAAACTTAATGGAGTATTACCGGTTATTACTAAAAACCCATTCTGCACCTGAGTAGCTAGATTATTTAAATTATTTAACGAATCGGCAATTTTAAAAATGATGTTACCGGTCGGAGGAGTAACAGTTGAATTTGTAATCTGTAAGCTGTTATTCAGACTTTCCGTAGAAAAGCTCACTATACCGCTGCTACCGCCTCCAAAAGGTATTACCTGCCATAGTCCCGTGCTAGTTAGATTCTCAGTTAGATATATCTGTATTACTTCCCCGGGAATAATTACATTGGTTAGCGGCGTTCCATCATTATATAAGAGGGTAAAGTCTTTTTGCCCGACATTATTAAACAACAAGCTAGTACCGGTTTCTACAGTATTGGCAGGCGGCAAAGTAATTGTATATGTATCATTTTCAGAAATCACATCATTAATATCGCTAGCGATTTCTCCTTCAGTGCGGGGATAAGGCCAAGATAGTTTAATGTCGCTATTTAGTATGATTTTAGAATAAGACATAATATCCTACATTGCCCTGTCTGAAAATGGCATGACCGGATTATAGATGTCCGTTTGTACTTTCTGCAAAGTATCACGCATTACTCTTATAGCCTTGTGTTCGTAATATTCCTGTTCCTTGATTCCATAACGCTCGTCTCTTGCAAGTAAGATAGTATCACCGGTAGTAATACAATCATTTTCCGATCTTAAGTCCCCTCTATAAGTACGTTTGTTTTTAAGCCTATCAGGAGATACAATATACCACTTCTTTGCGAGTAACCTGTTAATACGTTCAGGGCTATTAAAGGCAAAGTAATATTCTTCCCCTGGTTGCATTATTTCCTCGATTAAAGCTTTAAAAGGACAGGTTGAATCAGTGAACATCAAATCAAAATCATTGTTTTCAAGATCATGTTCCCTAATATCTCTATCTACGGACTTAAACTCATTATTTTTGTCTTGTTTATATTTAATTGCCATTTTTTGACCTCATTTCCTTATTATGTTTATCTAGAAGCTCACGATATCTCTCATAAGACATACCAAAAGCAAGCGCCGCCTTTTTCTCTCTATCGCTTAATTCCCTTGTTTTTGGATCAGGGATTGATTCCATAGGAGCGCGGCTACGAACCGCCCCAAAATGTTTGGCGGGAGTTGTAGTCGTATCCTGCGCTTTTAAATTGTCGATATACTCATCTATCATGCTGTAATAACCGCCTCCGCCTATTAGGTGTTCCTTATTGGTAGTCTGGTATTTACGATCCAGCTTTCTAATAAATGATAAAACCTGACCCGCCAGCTTTTCATCATACTCAGGGGCGTTTCTATCTACTTCCGGGTTATTTTCAAGCCAGCTATATAATCTATTCTCATATTCTCTAGCCCGAACCTGATTAAGATGTTCTTCGGAATATTCTTCTTTAGGAAAACTTGCTATTCTGGATGCCTCATTCAAAGCATGGGTCGCCTTTGAAATCTCCGCCGTAGCACGAGCAACCGATGCAGCATCCCCGCTCTCTAGTGCTAATTGCAACCTTGCCTGAGCCATTTCCAGTTCGCCGGCAACATTATTCTTATAGTGAGTAGAACCGGTATTTATTGCCTGATGGAGCATTTGTTCCATTTGTAGTTTTTCTTGATGTAACTGTTCTAACTGCTCGGTCAGCTTCACTTTTTCTTCACGTTCTTTTTTTAATTTAGACCAGTATTTTTCCTTGTCTTTTTCTGGCGCGGATGTTTTAGCAGCTTTTTCCTCTAGCTTTGTGGCATCCTCTGGAATATCACTTTTATCATCCTCGCCCTCTAAGTCCTGAGACCCTTGTTCCAAGTCTTTAGTTTTTACTTCTGCCTCGCCAGCTTTTTCCTTTGAATCTTTATTTTCTGTTACTTCTTTTAAAGGTGGAATAGCAGCGTTTAAGTCGCTTGTATTTTCAATATCTATTTTAAACATATTCTTACCTTGATACTTTTGATGGATTATCGACTAGTAGTTTGATTTTAAAATCTTCTACCATAATTATCGGCTCACCCTCATATTTTGACTACAGAGATGAACCACGGGGGAATATGACCCAG